GAGCGTCCATTACCAGCCGCCTTTCATGGAAATGAACGGTATGTTTTCGTCCGCAAAATCATCCGCCGGAGCACTCGTAGCCGCCCGCCTGGACTCACGCTGCGGCGCACCACCACGGCTACCGGATGACCCGCCGCTGTTCGGCTTCCAGTTGTCCACGGCCGCGTACCACTTGCCGCCCGTAGATACTTTCAGGTCGGCGTTGATCCACTCGCCATCCTTGGTGTTCAGCCACGCGATCAGCTCCTCGCGGCGGATGGAGATTTTCGCCTTGACGTACTCCGGCGCGTTATCGTTCGGCGCCTTGAAGATCAGGCCGTTTACAAATTCGGTTTCTGTGCTCATTTCATGCCGCCTTCTGTTGGAGTTCGGAATATTTCTCACTGACCAGCGCCAGGAACTCGGCGCGGCGTTCTGCAAGCTGGGCCAGTTCTTCGGCCATGTCGGCGCGATAGGTGCGCAGCACGATCAATTCGCTGTGTTCGGGGTAGTCGGGGCAGAAGCTAACGAAGTCCACCCAATCGCGGCCCGTTGCGTCCAGGTGTCCGGCCATCTGCCACTTGTAGGCCGGATCAAACCTCCCGCGCTTGATCGTCGCTTCGTGCGTGGGCGCGATCACCGACTTGATTTCAATGACGCCATCGTGATCGACAAGCCCGTCCGGAGAGTCGCCCCACTGGCCGCAATCGAAAAACCCGCCGTTGGTCACTTCCACGAAATGCTGTTCCTGATACTTCATCCGGGCCAGCGGTTCTTCTTCGTGGCCGCGATCCATGTCGTCATTCTTGAAGCTGCGTTCCGCCTTGCGGCCGGTCAACTGCTCCAGCGCGATTTGCAGCGCGTAACGATGGGCGGGCTCTCCGAACGCCTTGCCGAAGTTCGCCATGAACTTCCCGTAGCCGGATGACGATGCCTTGCCCAGCTTCAGCACGTCCCATTCCGGCGTGTTCTGTTCCACGTCATGCCACATCATTCCGCACCGTCCTGCGGCTCACATTCGGCGATCAATTGCGCGACGTGTTCCTGCGTCATGTCCATGTGCGCCAGAACCTTGTCCAGATTCCCCTCGCGCCTGTAGGACGCCTTCGCATTGATCCAGGCTTGCCCGCTTTCCGGGGTCAACACCTTCCGACTCGGCGGGATACGCAGGCGCAACCCTTCAACCAGGTCCTTGCCGAACTTGACCGCGTTGTCCACATAGACGATCACGCGCCGGTCGCCCCAATCCTCGATATACGGCGAACCGGCGTACTGATTCATCAGCTTGCTATTCGTGGCGTTCAGGATCATCGGCTTCAACTTCTCGCCGGGCCGAAGCTCGCGCTCCACGAAATACGCGGTGTTGAATACGTCCTTCGTTTTCTTGGTCTTGTCCAGTTCCTGTGTGACGCGGGCAATGGTCAGGACGGTCGGGCCAACAATGTCGGCGCTGGACAGGTAGGGTGAATCAAACACCTTCCTGTAGTGCGTGCCATCCTCGGGCTTGAGTTGTGCGTTCATCGTGAATCCTTAGTGAGAGAAGGAACCCAACCCGCCGCCGCAGGGGATTGCGGCTTGCTGGGGAGTGCAATTGCGGGCTGGGCTCCGGGGAAAGGGGCAACGACGCCATTGCGCGTGCGCTGCGATTGAAGCTGGTAAAGGTCGCGGTTATCGGACAGCAGCTTGAAAGCTGGCGCCGACTCCCACTGGTGGAACTCCTGGAATACGGCGCTCATCGGCTCGCCCCGTAGAACACGACCAGCGCGCAGAACCCGCCGAACGTGCCAAGGGCGCAGTACCCCACGATATTCGCGGCCTCGCGCTCAAGCCGACTCACGGCCCGCCAGTAGCTCAGGACAAGGCGGCTGGTCAGTGGGGCGCGGTCGGTGATGCGGCGGTTGTGGGTGTTCATCGTTAACCTCTCAGGTTGACTTGTTCGGCTTCTTCGTCGGGGGTCATCGGCATGGCAAGCAGACCTTCGGCGGTCTCGCGCTCAGCCTCGTCGGCGGCGATGGGGTCGGGTGTGCCAATCGGCGGGGTGCCGGTCTGCATGGCGGCTATGAAGTCGCGGTCGGGGGTCATGCCAACTCCTGTTGCCGCAGCTCTGCGACGTACTGCTTGAGGTCTTCAATCACGTCGCGCTGGCGCTCAATCTCCGCCTTTAGTTCCTTGATTTCGCTTTCTGCGCTTATCAGGTCCGCGCACGCTTCATTCAGTCCTTCGCGAAGCTTGTATGCGCTAACCTCCTTCACTCTCTCGATGAACTTGTCGAACTCGCCATCAAGGAAGTCGCTCGTGGTCTTGCCTACTGCGGGACACGTCTCGTCGCAGTAACCAAAGCCTCGCTTCTCTGCGTCTCTGCTCATGGCTTCACCCAGCCCGGCACATGCCGCGCAACTTGGCGCTGCAGGAACAGGAGGTCGCCGTTGACGCATGCCCCTACCATCGCGTCGATCATCCAAGACGGATCGCGCATCGCCTGGACGTGCAGGGCAGATTCCAGATCCTCGGCGCTCATGCCGCCATCTCCCGCGTCATTGCATCCGCCGCAGCCATGCAGGCCGCCGCGACTTCGGCGAACTGTTCCGCTGTGAGGGTCAGGGAAACGCGGCAGTCACCTTGGTTCACCAAGACTTCCTGCCACTCGCCGAGGGCTTTATGGGAAACATCTACACGCGACCCGTCAGGCGCGGCGCAAATATGGATGCTGGTATAGGCGCTCATGCCGCCCTCTCCATCCGCACGAGGGCGTTCATTTCCTCAGCGTGCTGCTTGCTGATCGTCGGGGCGCAGTCGCGTGGCTCGGGGACGCGGCCCAGCTGGTCGGTCGTCCACTCGTAAAGGTCGGCAAGGTCGGCGCGGAACTCGTCGGAGTCCTCGTCTGCCGGGTAGCCCATCGCCAGCGCGAATTCGCTGGTATCGCTCAGGTTGGCGATCCAGTCCGATGCCCGCGTGTCGGGGTCGGGCGGCTGGAGGCGCGGGTCTTGGAAACTGCTGTAGCCGATCTGTCCCATCTTCTCCCCATCCCTTGCGCTGCCACTTGGTGGCGATGGGGAGACTATACGTTCCGGATACGCATTACGCAATACGCAACGGATAGTTTATAGGTACTAAAAATGGGACACCTCGTCCCGAATTTAGAACAACCTTAGTTTTGCTGCTTTCCCATCCTCTCAGCCATTGCCAGCAGCATTTCCGTATCCAAGTCGGGAAGTTTTCGCATTGCCTCAAGCATGGCCTGCTCCATCCCCGTCTTTGCCTCCCCCGGCGCCCCCTTGACCGCCTCGTCTATCGACATTCCAAGTACGTCACACAATCCCCGCAAATGCTGCATGTTTCTTGGCCTCCTCGTCCCATTGAACCAGTGCCCCACCACCGCCAGGCTTGGCGGCGTGACGCCACCAGTCCAGCGGTACTTCAAGAGCCGCTCGTGAACCGCCTCATAGGTGAGAGCGAGCTCTTTGCGGCGCTGGTTGAGGGTAACGTGGGTTTCACTCATTGGGTGAGACATAACTAGGGAGGGGGAAGAAAAGCGTATAGATTCCGCTTGCAATTCGCCTATCCGTACCGTATAAAGGCTGCAACAATACGTATCGGATAGGTAAAAATGGACGGCAGGCAGCACCTTGAGGCGGCAATCGCCCGGCACGGAACCACGGCAGACGCGGCTCGCGCATGGGGGCTTCCCTACCAATCCCTTCGCGGCGTGGTGTCTGGATGGCGCGGTGTATCGCGCTCCCAGGCGGCGAAGTGGGCGGCGGCGGCGAATGGCGAGCTTGATCCTTCATTGCTGGTTTGGATTCGCAAGACGCGAAACGCAGCCCCGGCCCAGCAGGGCGAGGCGGCTGTTGTGTTGAAGAAAGCAGGGTAATTCCACGGCTCGGGCTCGCAAGGGTTCGGGCCTTTATTTCGTCCCGATGACGGATTAAACGCTATGAAACTTCGTGAAACTACCTGCACTCAAGCCGTTTTCCCGCTCGCCTTTGGTATGCACAAGGCAGCCAAGGACGCGCCAGCCAAGGTTGTCCGGCAGATCGAGACAGAAGCGCAGGCGTTGGCCGTAGCCATCCGCGCAGGTGGTCACAAACTGGACTACATCGCGGCGTGCATCGGTAAATCACGCAGTTACGTCTCGCGTATGCAGAACGGGTCTGCACCCATCCCTGACCGCCTGGTGTCGCCCCTGTGTGCGGCTACCGGGTCAAACCTGCTGCGGCAAGTCATTGCCCTGCAATCCGCACTAAATGAGGTCTGCCCGGTTGACCGGCTGGCCTCCCTGCTAAGGAGCGCCGCATGAGACCCAACCCATTCCTAAGCCCCGACATGCTGGAAAACCTGTCCACCCCCACGGATGCCGAGATAGCCGCCTTCTGGCGGATGAATCCGAGGCTGGCCGATGACATGAATCTTCCGCCCATCGCCTACGACAACGGAATCGAGCCGGATGCGGCGCTGCTGAGGGCTGGGTGATGGCTAGGTTCTTTGTGGGGCAGAGGGTGCGGATTCTATGGTCGGGAGGGTGGCCGGAGTTGTCCGGAGAAGAAGGCCGGATCGTGGCCGTCGCACAGGATGGCGGACTCACTGGGGGTAGTGAGTGGATAACTGCACCCGATTGCTGGGGAACAGCTTGGGCGCCGCATCCATCCCACGACGGCGGCACTCGGTTCGCCCCTAACAGTTCGCAGCTTGAGCCCATAACCCCTCCCCACGTCGCCGGTAGCTGGGAGGTAATCGAACAACTCCTCCCGAACATCCGGGAAGGGGTTGCGGCGTGAGCGCGGTCGATGTGCTGGCGGTTGCACGCAATGCGCTGGCTGTGGGTGTTGAGCACGACGACCCCTTGCGCGAAACGGTAGAGGCCATGGATGAAGCCATTGAGGCATTCGACGGGCTTATTCAAGCCGCAACTGGAGCTATTCGTCAGCTCTACAGGGATGCAAAAAACGT